TTAGCTTTGCTTACTGACAATGAGTTTCCATTTTTTACAAACCCGGTTATCCAAAGTTATTGCTTTGTAACTGGATTTGACTTAGATAAGGTCTACTTAAAGTATAGGAGGTTGCTTCGTGATCTCAGTATTGATACCAAATAAGCATGAAGAAAATGTAAGAGAGTTTGTGGACAAGATAGCTGAAACTCTACCGATAGCACAGATTATTGTTGCCAATGATCTAAAAAGCAAAGGCAAGGGCTGGGCTTTGAGGGAAGCTCTCAAGGAAGCTATAGGAGATAAGATCGTGTTCTTGGACGCAGATGGTGATATTAAACCCGGTATGCTGTATAGACTATTGCCTTTTTTAGATGTGTACGATATTGTTGTCGGATCTAAAATACTAAGGAACGTACCTCTGCATCGGAAAATAATTACTTGGTTGTCCCGGATATATGTTAGGTTGGTTTTCGGGCTAAGTATTGATACCCAGACAGGGATAAAGATATTCAAGCGGGAAGTTTTAACTGACTGGGAAACTAACGGATTTGGTTTTGCTATTGAGATCTTATGGAAGGCAAAAAGAAAAGGGTATAGCATGATCGAGATTCCTGTAGAAGCTAACATAAAGGCGAAGATGTCTTTGTGGATAGTAGTTAGAACATTTTTTGAAACAATAAGGATTTTATTCTCATGGGAAAAATACTAATAACTGGATCAATGGGGTTAGTTGGATCGGAAGCCGCAAAGGTTTTTATGGATAAGGGCTATGAAGTAGCTGGCATCGATAATAACATGCGCAAATATTTCTTTGGCAAAGATGGAGACGTTTCAAATACAATCTTTGGGAGGCCGACCGATGAATATATCCATTACTGGGAAGATATAAGAAATCAAGAAAAGGTAGAAGAAATAATCCAACGGGAGAATCCCGTTCTGGTAATCCATTCTGCTGCTCAACCTTCTCATGACTGGGCTGCAACTGAACCCTTAACTGATTTCGATATTAACGCTAGGGGAACTTTGATTCTACTGGAGGCGTGTAGAAAGTATTGCCCAGATGCTGTTTTCATTTATGTATCTACCAATAAAGTTTACGGCGATAGTCCTAACAATATCTCTTATGTAGAAAATGCTACAAGATTTGAACCGTCAACCTTAGAAATGATGAAAGGATATTCTGAAGGTATTGATGAATCTATGTCCATACCCACCTTAGAAATGATGAAAGGATATTCTGAAGGTATTGATGAATCTATGTCCATAGATTATTCTATGCACTCATTGTTTGGTGTATCTAAGCTAGCCGGCGATATGCTTACTCAAGAATACGGAAGATACTTTGGGCTAAAGACAGGGGTATTTAGATGCGGCTGCGTAACCGGTAGAAATCATGCAAGTGCAGAGCTACATGGATTCCTAGCTTATATGGCAAAGTGTAAAAGAGAAGGCCGTAGGTATAAAGTCTTTGGCTACAAAGGAAAACAAGTCAGGGATAACATCCATGCCTCTGATCTGGCTAGAGCTTTCCATCATTTTTATATGACTCCAAAATGCGGAGAAGTATATAACATGGGCGGAGGCACTCATTCAAACATTTCAGTTTTAGAAGCCTTGAGGAGATTCTATTTAGAGTATGACTATATTGATACTCCGCGCAAAGGAGATCATCGGTGGTATATAAGCAATGTAAATAAATTCAAGAAGGACTATCCTTCGTGGTTTTATAGATACAACATGAACGATATTATAGGCGAACTTCAGACCCAATAAAAAGGAGGAAGATATGCCAAACGAAAAGAAGATCCAGTTGAGGGTATTCTTAAAACTACTTGTGATTTGTATTTGCGCCGGGCTATATGCTTGGGGCGGTATGGAATTTAAGTGGCTACGCAGATTTGTAGCTCCGGCGGTTGCGTGTCTATTTGCTTTCGCATATAGCAGAAATTGGAGATATTTAATCCAGATGCCGGTTATGTTTTTAACTATGAGCATGGGTTACGGCGGTGATACTCTTGGAGAGAAGATAGCAAGACGAGCAGTGTTTGGTTGTGCTAATGGTATAAGTACATCTATCGTTAATGGGATAAAAAAGAATTGGCTTGTTGTTTCATTCCAGATGTCTTTACTCATTGCAGCCTACATAGTTTTTGGAGTCTGGAATCCTCTACCTAATGCAAGGGTTGAGGAAACTTTGCTAGGTCTATTCTGTTATGCGATACCAATAATGTCGGTAAGGTATTATAAATGATTGAACATATACTCTTAATTACGGTAGCAGTTTTAATTTCTCAGTTTAGAGTAATGACTTATGGGTATGTATCAGATGATATTCCCGTTTATCAAAATCCTCCTAAAACAAAAAACAGATGGCATAGAGGCTATTTGTGGTTAATCGGCGCTTACCGGTGGAAACCTAAATACGATCATGTGCTGACGATGATAATACATATTTTGGTATGCTGGGTAATGTATTTCGCCTTCGGGGCAAACCAGACAGCTTTCTATGCAACATTACTATTCTCAATTCATCCGGGAAACCTTCATGGGAGTGTATGGATCTCTGGCCGAGCTTATCCATTGGTAGCGGTATTCGTTTTAGGCGCGATGGTAATTCCTTTAGCCAGTCCTATATTTTTGTGGGCTTCAGCATATTTTACAGTAGGTTTTTTACCTCCGCTTGCTTTGATAGGATCGCCAAGTTGGTATGCGGTGCTTATCATGCCTCTGGTATGGCTTTATTGGAGAAAGAAATTTAAGAAGGCAGTAATAAATAAAGCCTCAACTGAGAGAGCAACAGAGGATAAAGTAATACATCCAAGAAAGATAATTCTATGTATTAAGACAATAGGATTTTATCTATCCCTAGCGATATTCCCTCACAAGATATGCTTCTATCATAACTTCTTGCAGTCTTGCGCCGGTAGCCAGAGGAGAAAAGCTTATACATACTGCATATATTACTGGATAGGGCTAATCAGTATACTCGCATGGATAGTCTATAGCGCCTACAGATGGGATATGATCTCCTACGGTATGCTCTGGTTTTTTGTTACAATATTCCCTTACAGTAATATCTACAGAGTGCAACAAGAAATTTCAGAAAGGTATTTATACATCCCGCTTATAGGAGTTATGGTTGCGATGGCTCATGCGTTAGCACCATACCCTTGGGCGTTTTTGGTATTGCTAGGATTTTATTATGGACGGTTTCATTCAACGGTGTTAGCCTTCCGGGATGATTTCTGGGTTGTTGAGCAGTCAGTGATGGACGATCCATTCGCATGGTTTGGCTGGCACATGAGGGCTTTGAAAAGATGGAACGCGCATAGTTATCACGAAGCTATGGTGTTCTGGACAATGGCAAGGAACGAAAGCCCAAGAGAGTTTAAGTTATTATTTAATCTTGCGGTAGTATTCAAAGCAATAAATAAGCATCAAGAGAGTAAACAATTCCTAGAGGAAGCAGAGAAAAATATTGTCCCGGGTCAAGAGAAACAAGTTGAGGGCTTAATCAGAGCTTTCAAGGATGGTAAGCCAGTTGGCATGATATATTGATATGAAAATCAAAGTTACAATAAAAAAGATTCCAGTTTGCCCTTATTGTAATGAAAAGCCATTAAAGAAAAAGACTTGCGGTCATAGAGGATGCCAATACAAGCATCACATTCAGAGTATGAGGAATTACTGGAATAAATATTATCGGAAAACAGACCGGAAACGGTCAAAAGGAGGTGTAGAATGAAGAAGCTGTTAATGATACTGATTTTGCTTGGAGTATCTTTTCAGTATGGTGCAGATGGTAGTTACGAAGGCCAGACTCTCGATAGCGGGAGCGGCTGGGAATTTAACTATAATGCAAGTGGAGAGTATGAAGGGTCAGAATATCACTATTAAAGGAGGTACAGTATGAGAAAGTTAGTACTATTGATACTAGTAGCAGCATTTGTATTCGCTACAGCAGGCGAGGCATTTGCAAGAATCAAGTACATTTCTCCGTATGTCAGGAGCGATGGTACTTATGTTAATGGGCATTACAGAGACACATCCAATGACGGGTATGAAGGCAACAATGCTAACTACTTAGGTTATAACGACTGGTAAACAAATGGCCGGTTAATCCCGGCCCGTATTTATAATATGAAAGGTGAAATAATTAAAATAGTCTCCATTGGATATTCATCCAAAGAGGAGAAGGCCAGAGCCGTAGAACAATTCAAACTATTTGGCTCTACTGATAAAACTAAAGTGTTCAACATGTGGGAAGTTTTCTTCGATGCTAAATTAAAAGTAAAAAAGAAATAGCCTTCTTTACAATATATAGTTAAAACTTCTTGTAATTTATGTAACATTCTATTTATAATATAGATAGGATGTCCGAACAAAAAAATAAAGTCGGTAGACCTCTCAAATTCCAATCAGTAGAAGAACTGCAAACCCAAATAGATTCCTATTTTCAAAATACTCCTAAAGAAGAATGGACTGTTACAGGTCTTTGTTTAGCCCTTGATACATATAGGGATGTGTTAATTCGCTACGGAAAGAAGGATGAATTTTACAACACTATAAAAAGATCAAAGGAAAAGGTGCATAACCAGTATGAGATTTCGCTTAGAAAGCATGGAAGAAGCGGAGACATATTTGCATTAAAGAACTTCGGATGGCGTGATAAGTCAGAGGTGGAACAGAGTGGCAGTGTTAATGTTATGGGAACTATACTAAAAGATGGCAAGCCGTTTGAGCTTGACATAGGAGAACCAGTAGATGAGCTTCCGACTACCGAGAATACTTAATCTACCTGACAAGATTTCACCTATAGTCGATAGGTTTAATGACTACAGGTACTTTCTGCTTGAGGGCGGTAGAGGTGGAGGCAAGAGCCAAGGCATAGGCAGGTTTCTATTGTATGCCGGGGCTAGATATAAGCTAAGAATAGTCTGCGGGCGTGAAACTCAGGCTAGTATTGACGAATCAGTTTACTCGCTGATGGTTGATTTGATTAGAACCTACCAGCTTAACTATACGATGTACAAGACTAGGCTAGTACACAACCATTCAGGGACAACTATAAACTTTCGGGGTTTCCGGGAGCAAGGCGCATTTAACATACAGGGGATGGAGGGCGTTGATATTGTCTGGATAGACGAGAGTCAAGCCATTACCAAACAAACCCTCGATGTCCTCATCCCAACCATTCGTAAAGAGCGTGCCAAGATATACTTTTCAATGAACAGGCACAAGCACAATGACCCAGCATTCACTAGGTTTTATAGTAGAGACGATTGCTTTCATATCAATGTCAATTACTTTGATAATCCTTTCTGCACGTCAGCACTAAAGAAGGAAGCTGATGAGTGCAAGAAGGTGAGCGATAAAGACTATAACCATATCTGGCTAGGCTATCCTTTGGATCAGACAGAGGATGCACTATTCAGTGTATCAGAGCTACAGTCTGCTAAAGAAGCAGTATATCTATTACGTCAGGGCTATGGTTATCGCATAGGTGGCTTTGACATCGCTCGGTATGGTGATGATAAGTGCGCTTGCATTGGATTACAGCAACAAAGTGCGCTTCATTGGAAAACACATTTCGTAGATCAGTGGGAGAAGAAGGATTTAAACTATACTACCGGACGCATCCTGACTACCAGCATGGAGCAACGCTTCAATGATAACGTAATAGATGAGGATGGCATAGGAGCAGGCCCGCTTGATACTCTCAACAAGGGCAGAGGCTTGGAATCTTTTAGGGGCTTTCGCAATCCTAGACTGTCTTATAAAGAGGATAAGGACTATGGCAACGTCCGGACTAAGTTTGCCTACAGGGTAAAAGATATGATTTTAAAAGGGCATTTGCATATTACCGATGATGAGCTAATAGAGGAAATGCTTACGCTTCGGTATACATTCGATCATAACCAGAGGCGCATACTCATATCCAAGGAGAAGCAACGCAAGGACGGCATCAAGTCGCAGAACTTGTTTGATGCTTTGTTGATGGGAGTATCTCGCATAGGTGATTACATAGAACAGCACGATGAATCTAATTATATTAACCAGCCTCAGTTCTCTAAAGAATCAGATATAATGTCGGGAGCAGGCATAAGATAGGAGGGTATTATGGCAATATTCGGCCCAATCGTAGCAGCAATTAAAGACTTTAAAGCTACTGGCTCTTGGGGAGCTAAAAAGAAACCTAAAAGAAATGAAGAAGATTTAGATACAAGTGCTTCTTCTAATGAAGGACAAGCTTATCAAAAGACTAATACACAATCGTCAGGACAACCAGTATCTTATGGATCAAGACCATCGAAAGTTCGGCGTGGTAGCTCTATGGGTAGAAGGCAAACAAGAAAAGCAAGAACATATAAACAAAGACTCGAAGGAAGATAGGAGGGTATTATGGCAGTATTTACTTCAATAGGTTTAGCGTTAGGTTCAACAGTAGCAGCTAGTGCTGCTGGAATAGGAGCTTTTGGGGTAGGTGTTGCAGCAACAGCAATGGCGGCCGGGGCAGCAACTTATATGTCCTCTCAATCAAGACAAGCTAAGAAAGCAGCTAGCACTCAGGCAAATATAATGCAAAGTCAAAATAGAGCTAATGAA